CTGCACAGTTAAACGATGGCAGTGGCGCCATTACCTCTGCTAAATCGCGTGCTGCAACATCTACGAAGTTGGCGACGAGAGGCTTAGGATAATCTTCAGAGAACATAGCTGGATATACACGGCTAATGTCTCCTTGGCGCACTGATAGAACATCACGCATACGCTGATCGCGTTTAGCGTAACGAGTCTGAAGGCGTGCTACCTTCGCTATAACCTCTTGTCTGGTTAACATTTAATTCATCCTATTAGATTTTTTCTTGAGGTTAGAGATTCTCTTTGCCTCTTGCTCATAGGCCGCTTTAGCGCCAATAGCAGCACCAACAACACCTAGAACACCGCCACCGAGACCGCCGCGTCCGAGACCGGTTGATACTCTGGTTGTGATTGGCTTTCCTGCTGGCTTTGTAACGGTTTTTAGATTAGTTACTTTACCTGGGCGTCCCTTTGTCTTTGTTTGGGCAATAGATAAATCCTTGCTCAAGTCGCCAGACTTCTTGACTAGAACCTGAGTCTTGCTTCCTGTGTCAGTTGTAACTGTCCACTGGATTACTTTTCCTTTTGCAACGGACTCGTACTTCTTTTGTAAAGAAGCAGTTGAGCGACCTTTGTTTGGTTTCTTTGCTGCTGCCATTATCAATCCTGTCTAAAGTTAGATTACTTGCGCTTCTTTGGTTTTGTTACATCGTAAGTAACATAACCTTTGTTTCCTGCTGCTTTGCGCTTTTCCTGTGAATATGGACTTGGTTTAATTTTGTAAGCGGTTGTGCCTTTTTTACCTGTAGCAGCAGCGCGACCTGTTTCTTTAACTTGCTTTGCAACGTTCTTAACTACACGCTTTACTGGCATACCCTCTTGTGGGGACTTACGTACAGCCGTAACTGCACTTCCTACCGCTGTTGCGATATCACGTGCTTCACGAGCAGTGATTCCAAAGCGCTTTGCAACAGCGTCTAATGGGTTACTTCTTTTTCTTGCCATTTGTTTATCTCCTTAGATGAACTGTCTCTCTTGTTCTGCCAATAGTTGATCTATATTTACAACTACTCTCTTGCCTCGTTCATAGCGAGACAAAAACGGATTTTTCATATGGTGGGCTTGATGTATTCCAGTGTTTAGCCATTCTCTTGCTTTGATTTCACAGAACCAAAGGGCCATCACCATATCTGTCTTACCCTTAGTCGTTGGAGACCAAGTGATAAGTTGTTCTATTAAAGCCTTTATGTTCTCCGTCTGGTCCGACGGGAGATGGATGAGATTATCTCTATGATGCTTGCCGTCCTGCTGTTTAGTACCAAATAGAGTCGACATCGAAGCAACGCCGAATCCTGCATCCCATTTATTATTTCCGGTGTGATGTTCTCTAAGTATCGTTCCTTTGGATGCAAGGAAGGATCTGATTCCTTCGTCTTGCGTGAGGAACGACTGGAAGGCATTACGCTCTACAACCCATTCTGCTGGGGTATAGAGGTTGGTCCAATCAACGATGAGTTGTCTAATCTGAGCAGGCGTTGGACGCGTAATCTTGACAGCATCAACGATATATCTCTTATGGTTAGCGCGATCAACAGCATAACAGATAGCGGCAGTGTCACCGACCATTGCAGGATCGAGGCCACAGACAAAAGAAAAGCCATTAAGGTCACGAGGATGTCCTGGGTGTCCAGGGACCAAGCGGCCTGCTTTCCGCATCGCGTCAATGCTACCTTTAACGCAAATCGGGTCAAAGATGGCGTCATCTGAAATATCTTGCTGCTGATAGATAAGCGCCCACGTTGACGCATCCATTGCTTGGCGCTCTGCATAAAGGTGCTTACCGTTCCAACGGGGGTATAAACCTTCTTGCGTTTTATGCTCATCTGTCTGCCCATCGAATGGTTGGTCTGAATAAGGCCATAGTGTAACCCATTTCTCTGGGTCTTCGTTGGTTTCAAGTAGGGCTGGCATAGCCAGATATGTCCAAGGAACCTCGCCACCTGGGTAGCGATCTGGGGAGCGTAGCTCCTTGTATAAGTCTACAGCGGCAACTCGGGTACCTACTACGATTAACTTACCGGTAGGGTTAAGACGAGAGCGTACATCCTGCTGGAGCCACTTAATCTGCTTTTCAAAGTCATTGGCATTAGATAGAGTTACTGCGTCATCTACGATAATCATATCTGCACGCTTACCGTAAATCTGACCGCCGATACCTACAGCCTCTAGGTTCGGGTCCTTTTCTGAAGATTCTCTGAGTTCCTCACCGAAGGTGACTCGGTTAGCCTGCCAGGAGGCTGTCTTGGTATTGAAACCCACACCGGCTGCGTAAGCATTCTGTAGCTCTTCATACATCGGGTGGGTAAGTCTTTGCTTGATAGCGTAGAGAAAGTCAGCCGCTAGGCGCTGAGTCTGTGAGACTATCAGGATTCTAAAGTTAGGGTTATTGACTATCTTGTAGGTGGCATAGTCAACGGTTATGGTGATTGACTTGGCGTGGTTCGGTGGGATATTGACTAGGATACGGTTATCTGCAATACCCTTCTCGTACTTCATTGAGGGGTGGAACCAAGAGGGCTTCCTACCTTCAATGACATCTACCAGGTTCATCTGGTGGGCGAAGGTCTTCTGCTTGAGGTACTTCTCACGCCAGGTAGCGAAATCTAAATTCTTAGCGGTCTCTTCGGTATAGTTCTTCTCTAGAGACCCTAGCCTAGTTCTGTCAGCTAGGCTCTTAAAGGCTGGGTCGGATCTGCGGTAGTACTCATAGGTCTTGACTGACTTGCCTGCAACTAAGCAGGCCTGCTCTACAGTAGAGCCTTCAGCCATAGCCGCGAGAATTGTCTTCTTAGCTTTCTCACTAGCCTTGGACCTGGTTGGGTTGGGTGTGTACACCGGCCGAGATTGCCTTTCATTAGGAGGGGAAATTATCAATAAGAGGGATGATAGATCTCTCCCCACTAAAAGTGGTGGGAACCACCACACTCGGGCTTGAGCGCCCGAGGCGACCACAGGAGCCGAGGGGTAAATACCGTACGGTTACTAGGGGCGCGTGAGCGCCCACTGTGTCGCAAATGCTAGGGCGCGTTCGCATTTGCTCCCTATACTGTACTAAGGCGGGAAAAAATACGCATTTCCCGCTTTCGGTCAAAAAATCTTTCCTTTTGTGACCAACCTCACTTCCAAAGATATACAATACGGACATATCGCTCACTTTAGCCGAGATATTTATTTGGGGAGTACAGGGACCCGCGCCCGCGAATTAAACACCCCCGTGTCCAGTTTTGCGCGGGTCTATCTGCCCCCCACCCCTGCCCCGTTTTGAGAATGGTTTTCATTTTGCTATCTAACGGCTAGAAGGGCGGACTATCCCTCCGGCACCCTCTCGCCTATCTAATAACTCTCCCATTTAATAAACCGATAACCGGCGAGCTTCCCGCTTTTGCTGGCGATCTTCTGCCCTGCCCTGCCGATCTAGCTAGAGTTATCCACAACCTACCGCCCCGCCTGTGGATAACTTTGTTATCTAATTGTTATCAAACTAGGGGAGATACACCCACCGATTCTGCTAATTTTCTCCTAGTGGCAGACACCCACTAGAAGAGAGAGAAAATGAAAGAGAAGCAAGAGATCGAAAAAATAGTGAAATTCACTAAAAAATGCTTGAAAGAGGAGGGGTTTTCTAAAGAGCTTATTTCCTACCTATTTTCTACTTATGATCTAGAAACTTTTATCGGTGAGAATAAGCTCGACAAGCTAAAGATCGCTAGCGACTTTATAGCTCACGCCCGCTCAATAGATTACGCGGGGAGGAATTACTAAAATGGCAAGATCAAGAGAAGAGAAGCAAAAATTTATAGCTCACTTACGCGCTAGCGCTAAGGCGCTAGGCGAAACTAATCCGGTGATACCTAGCAACATAGGAAAGAGCTTCTCGCCTAGTAATGCGCTGATGATCCTCTTTCAACGCCCTAGCGCTACCCAATGCGCCGGATTTCACGCGTGGCGAGAAGCAGGGCGGGCGGTGCGTAAGGGGTCTAAGGGGATCGCTATCCTTATCCCACTAGGAACACGCACCGATCAAGAGGGCGAGGAAACGCCGGTATTTTCCTGGCGTTATGTCTATGACATAGCAGACACCGATCCGCTAACCGATAGCTCGCCACGCCTAGCGCGTGAGCTAGTAGGTGCGTAATGCCTAAGTCAATGCGTAGGCAGTGGGAGCTAATAGACGGCGAGGGCGTGGCGTGGGTTATCGCCACCCTAAGCGATACGCGGTTGAGGGTGTTAGTGCGTGAGTATCAGAAGCAGGGAATCACGCTTACACCTAGGGCGGTGGCGTAATGAGGGTGAGCCTAAGCATAGAGAGGATAAAGACCGGCGAGATCGCGGGAGCGTGGGAGGTGACGGCGTGGCGCGGTAGCACCTATCTAGGCCGGTGCGCCTATCTCTTCCACACTAAGAAGAGTGCGCTAGCTAGCGCGAGGGAAACGATCAAGGAGAAGGGAGGGCTAGGGCTTTACGCTAGGGCGTAGGTGCTTTACTTTCCGCTAGGGGATCGCTACCCTAGCGGGAGGTAGCTCACCTAACAAGAGGGAGCTAATAAGGAGAAGGGTAATTATGTCGGCGTTTATGGTAAGCGAGGACACGCTAGATTTATTGGCTAGCGTGGCAGGTTGGGGCAGGGATAATCTTTGGGTCTATGTGGGAGATGATGTTCTGCCACCTAGAGGGAGTCTTCAATTCGAGAGGGGCGGGAACTATTACTCTGATCGCTCTTCTTTCTTAATTAAGCAAGAACTACGCCTAGAAAATCAAGCGAGTCTATGGGCTAGATACCCTGAGGATGCTAACGAGTTTTGGGAGGGGCGCGAGGCACAACCTTTCCGCCCTATTTACTCAGACCAGGCCACTATCGCTGAGGCGTTAGGCGCTTTGGCTTGCTTTGAGTATCAGGCTTGCGAGTCTGAGAATTGGAAATCCTCTTTCGCTTTCGAGTTATGTAAGGCGATCAGAAAGAAACTATGCTCAATGATTTCGGGCGATAATTGGGATTACACCCGCCCCGCTAATCAAGTCACCCGCGTATCACTAACCGACCTAATGAAAGGATAAGAGCGTGACTCATACACTAGAAGAGTGCGAACTAAGCACCGCAACACTAGACGAGTGCGACCAATGCGGGGAATTGACCGCGTGTATCTGCCTCGGTGCGATAGTAGATGAGTGGAAGATCGAAAAGGCAGGGAAAGAGGGCGAGAGTTTCGCCTATCGCTACCAATACAAGGAGAAGGCGGGCGATCTAGTTGCCCGCTTTGGCTACGCTTCCACCTACCGCGAGGCTATGGATTCAATAGCCCATAGCGTAAAGTGTGAGAGGGGCGAGTGATGTTCGAGATCGGTTTCGAGTGGTGGAGAGGACTAGCTCAGATCGCGGTTTATGCCGGCGTGGTGCTGGTAATTCTATGGATAATGAGTAAAATAAATTTACCCGATAGGGGAGAGGCTCCTATCGGCGAAGAGGAAAGGGGAAGAGAATGAAAGATTGGAAGGAATTACCGAACGGCTCTTTGATGTATGTCGGGAGCTACGATTGCCACGAGTGCGGGTGGGTTGATTCTGATTTTAGTTTCTTTTATGAGGGAGATGATGGCTGGCTTTACTGCTCACTACACAAGAAAGGGAAAAGGGTATGACAACGCTTGAAAGAATAGAGCAAGAACTAAACAAGGTGCGCGAGGAGCGTAAGCAAGCACTAGAGCAGGACAAGAACAGCGAACTCTCTATCCTTGAAGGGTGGGAGGGTGCGCTTGTATGGGTTAAGCGCATAATCAAGGAAGGGGAAAGATAATGGGAGCTGATTTACTAATGACTTACATTGAAATCAAAGAGCCAAGAGAGAAGGCTAAAGAGAGGCTAGATAAACTCGTCATAACTGAGGAAAATCTAGAGGTCTTTGAGTCTTGCGGTTCTTTTGAGTTTGAGGATCAAGAGTTTAGTAGTGAGCTAGCGGTAAAGGTAAAGACTAGGCTAGGAGAGATTCTAGATTCGGTCTATGACTTTGCCGAGGGTAAGGCTTACTCGCGGGAGATAACTACCTTTGACCTAGACGGCGATAGAAAGTTCCTAATAACCGGCGGTATGTCGTGGGGAGAAGATCCTACGGATCACTTTACAGACTTTTGGATTTTCTATGAGTTCTTAGGGTATCCCTCCCACGCCTCGCCCGATAGCGAGGAAGTAAGAAAGTGGAAGGAAGAAGTCAATGCCTAACTGCGATCTTTGCTTCAGCTATGGAGTCCAAACAGTATCTACTAAAGTCAATGACCGAGAGGCAGAAGTCTGCTTTAAGTGTATAGAAGGGGAAGAACAATGACCCCGCATTGTGGAGTATGTGGAGATCACTACGGCGAGCTTCTAGTGAAGCACGGCGAAGTATGCGAGGACGACAGCAAGGCAGGGGTGAAGCCCTATGCGCCTGAAATAGACGACTTGATACGCTCAATAGAAGAAGATCGAGGACGAGATGAGTAGTGATTTTCTTTGTCAAGTCAAAACGATTTTCGGGAGTGTCACAGTTGGCGATACCACTAAAACTGACAACCGAGAAAACCCACTTTGATACAATGGGGGAGTGCCACCAAGTTGGTGTCACAGAAAGGGAGCTATGGACTATCCAATAGTGGTAAAGTTGCCAAGACTTTTCTACATAGATCACCGCGACAGGGATTTACCTTCGGGTGAAGTGGTCAGAGTTATAGGCAATAACCGAATCGAGGTAGCGCTTGATGAGGAAGCCTTCGAGGACTTGATCTCAGACGCCAAGCACTATGGCTTTGGAGGTATGGACTGGGATGGCTATGGATCAGAGGGATCGCTGGAGCGCTCGGCTCGGCGAGTTTATGAAATACTAACCAAGATAGAAAGGGAAGAAAGTAAATGAACGACTACACAATAACGCTGGTTTATGACCAATTCGCAATAACAACAGTAATCTATGCTGACAACGAGGAAGAGGCTAAGAGATTAGCCTTAGTGAAACTAACGCAGGATGAAGGCTTACCACTAGGCGAGCCTATGGAATACCAACTAACGCTAGAAGGGAGCTTTGTAAATGTCTGATACAGAAACAATGGAGTGCGCTTGTGTAGATGTGTGCGGTTGGACTAAAGAACACACGCTAGAGAAACAGGGCGAGTGGTGGGTTTGCTCTAATTGTGGAACGGAGTTATGGGATAAGAACGAAAAAGAGCAGTTGATCTCCTTTGACTGCTCAATACACGGAGAACAGGACTGGATGAGATAATGGCTAATCAACTAACAACAGAGGAACAGATAGCCCTGATAGTGGGGGCTACACAGATCGGCAAGAAGGCTAAGGTCAAGCGTAATCTGATGTATGTCAGAACTGCGCTAGGTGGAACTTTCATACCGATAGAGGAAGCTGAGGAGGGAGAGGTCAATGAGTAATGAAATCTATTTACTAATCGCGGATACTATAACCGCACTAAAGAACGAAGAGGAATCGCCCAACATTGAGCAGGTAATCGAAGGATTAGCTGACGCTTTCAAGGGATACGACCCTGATTTTGACAGGGTTCAATTCCTCAATGACTGCGAACTGGCGGTGGCACAATGAAGCCGACCAATTTCTACGAAGTGGCAGACCATACCGGCAACGCGGTGTGGGGTGGGGCTAGTGCCTTGCTTGCTATTGACTGGTTCAGAAGAGGGCTAGACCGCTCTATCTATGTCTCAGTATGGGATGAAGAGAACGAGGATGATTTCAAGCTGATAACAGACAAGATAGATGTGACTAAGCTCGTTCTAACTACACTTACGGAGGTGAGAGGATGATCCTATTCATAGGAGTAATCGTGGCTTGTCTGATAGCCTATGCCCTTCTATGTTTGGAGGGAGAGAACGAATGGTAGATGTCCAAAGGCGGGTAAGAACCGCCACTAATCACGCCGTCAGGCAACGCAACTATCGAAGGGTAAGAGACAGGGCGCTAAGGCGCCTCAGTAATCTCTACCCCGACCAATACCGAGAGCTTTTGGAGGAGGAGAGGGCGAGAGATGAGAAAGAGAACAAAGTTTGGATTGATATTAGTGGCAGGACTCGTGCTGGTATGGGCGCACCAACCCGAAGTCGCTCACATAGAACTACCAAGAGACGTGGTTATAGTAAGCAAAAAAGCAAGTTGGGCAGAAAAAGGTGAGAACAAACGACTCGCAAAGAAATACGCCTGGGTTGCGTTTGGTTGGAGGGATAGAGAGTGGCTCTGCCTCTACAATTTATGGACCCGTGAGAGCAGGTTTGATCACCTCGCAAGTAATCAACAGGGAAGCTCAGCTTTCGGAATTGCTCAGGTCTTGGGAGAGAAGTCTAGAGATCCTAGAATCCAGATACTCAGGGGTCTTAGATACATTGGAGCTAGATATTCTAGTCCGTGTAAGGCGTATAATTTCTTCCTTAGAAACGGATTTTATTAGGGAGGAAGATAGCAAGTTGTGATAGAATAATAATTGTTAGGCGTTTCTTACCCTTTCTCCTAGCAATAGAGAACCCCGCAGACAAGAGTGCTAACTGCGGGGTTTTCTTATTTATCGGTGGAATAGAAGCCGTTGCTCCTAAAGTGGACCGGAGGGGAGATCCATACGCGGCTGAGGATAGAACCGCATTCTTTATTAGGGCATTCGTATTCCACTTCGATATCGTGGATGCTGCGGAAAATAAGGAGAGTATTCCCGCAGGCTGGACATTCATATTCGTATTTCATAGCGGTAATCCATAGTCAGTATGGAGGAAGCCAACGAGCTTTATCTTCTTAGAAGTGTTAGCAAACTCTGTAGTCGTAGGCATCCAGCGCTCAGACCAAGCAGGTTCGGGAACGCGGGAGAGATCAAAGCCCCACTTA